GCTCGCCCCACGCTAAACCTCGATGAGAACAAAATCGTTGAGCTTGCCTCCAAAGGGGCTACGGTCAAATACATAGCTGCCTTCCTCGATGTTTCCGAAGACGTTTTGTACCGCCGTTACCAAAGCGCCATGGACCGAGGCCGTTCCTTGCGCGACGGTTGCCTTCAAATGCGTCAGTACGAAGCAGCCATGTCTGGAAGCGGCCTGATGCTCAAGTGGCTCGGCCAACAGTGGTTAGGGCAATCCGATAAGGTCGAGCATCACAACTCTGGAGACTCTTTTGCCCTCGACTCAAACTCAGGGACGGTTAATATCCCCAGCCGCCCTGTTCTCCAGTAACATCCGGCAGCTTGAGGCGTGGAACTCCTCGCTTTCCCACAGGTTTCTGCTTTACGGCGGTGCTGCCGGCGGAGGCAAGTCTTTCTTCCTGCGCTGGTGGTGCGTTTTCTATTTGCTGCTTCTTCACAAGCGAGGAATCAAAGGTGCATCGGTCATGTTGGCTTGCGAGGACTATCCTAGTCTCCTTGATCGGCAAATCAGCAAGATACGCTCTGAATTCCCTTCAAGTCTTGGGACTCTCAAAGAAGGTGTTACAAGAGATTTCATTCTCCATGAACAGTACGGCTCAGGACAGATTCTACTTCGCAACTTGGACGATCCCGCCAAGTACCTATCCGCTGAGTTTGCCGGTATTGCCGTTGACGAACTGACACGCAATCGCAAGGAAGTGTTCGATTTCCTTAGACTCAGGCTTAGATGGCCAGGTGTTCCAGACCCGCGCTTTGTAGCCGGCAGCAATCCTTCAGGCGAAGGCCATTCCTGGGTGAAGCAACTTTGGGTCGAGGAAGGCAAGCCAAACTTCCCCAAGGAGCTTGAGAAACTGCGCGATGAGTTTTACTTCGTTCCTGCAAAGTCCTCAGACAATCCATTTCTGAGCCAGAGCTACCATGACGACCTAGAAACATTGCCTCCCGATATGGCAAAGGCTTATGCAGACGGCAGTTGGGACATCTTTGCAGGCCAGTATTTCGACTTCTGGGACATGAAGCTGACCGTTCATTCGGCAGACATCAAGCTAGAACCCTGGTGGCCGCGTTGGATTTCAGGTGATTGGGGATTCAAGCATCCCTCCGCAATCTATTGGCACGCGAGGAATGATGACACCATTTTCACCTATAGGGAATTTCACAGGGCGGGAATGGACGAAGATCAACTCGCCCGTGAGATTGTCAGTCTTTCAAACCTCGACGTAAACGCCCAGAAAGAGAGGCTCAAGTTCAACGCTTTCTTCCTGTCACCCGATGCTTTCGCCAAGAGGACAAGTCAGAATACAGTCGCTCAGGTAATCGGCAACGAGATGCACGTTCACGGAATGCCTTATCCAGTCCTGGCAGACAATGACAGAGTTGGCGGAGCCCGTTTGATGTACCAGATGCTCAAGAACGGTTACTGGAAGATTTGCCGCGATACTTGCCCCAAACTGGTTCAATGCCTCCCGACTCTCATCCGCGATCCGAACAAACTCGAAGACGTTCTAAAAGTCGATGCAACAGACGGAGTGCTTGGAGACGATGCTTACGATGGCGCAAGGTATGGTCTCAAGTCTTACCTGCGTTCTCGCGAAAAGCCCGAGGAAGTGAAGCACCAGGAGAAACTTCAGTCGATGCAGGACCCGCACGCCAGATTTCTCTATGAGTACAAATATCGCGCTTTACGCGAAAGCCGTTCTAATGGTATAAATCAGCGAGTCGTTCCGAGGTGGGCACGGTGAGATATGCCCGAATGGTCCGCGAATTCTTCCGCACTTTGTTTGGCTCCCGCTACATTTGCCGCCTTGAGCAGAACATCGAAGAGCTGAAAAACGAACGCGACTATTTCCGTGGCAAGTGCGAGAAGTTAGAGCTGAAGATTCTCACGCCGCCTCCGCCCATCATTCGACCCCCGCTCAAGATGGAGCCTGTCCGTAAGTCTCTTGCTCAGTTGCAGGAAGAATTGAGACTTCAAGAAATTTTGCAAGAGAAGCAAAAGGAGACACACTAATGGCAAAATTCGGCAACATGGAAATGGAAGGCGCTTACAAGCGCTCGCATCCAGGAGCCATGCGCAAGATGGACAAGATGGGAATATCGAAATCGGACGGCGAGCAACCGGACAGCGAAAGTCAGGCAGGTGAGGATTTCAAGCCTGTCATGGACGAGCACGGGATGGCTCACGAAACCCGCATCGAGCGCAAGGAGGATGGGAGCCACACAGTCCACTCGCACCATGAGGACGGCCATCACCACGCGAGTCATGGGCACGACGTTCACTCAGCCCACAAACACTCGATGATGGCTCACACCGGCGAAGAACAGGGCGACTCTGAAGAGCGGATGCCCGAAGAAGAGCCCGAGTCTTTGCCGACGATGAAGGGATGAAGCTCTCGAAGGAAGAAGTCCGCTACACGCCGAGAGCGGACGATAGACGCCATCGTTGCGGGATTTGCGTGCACTTCATTTCGGACGGCAGGTGCAAAATCGTAGAGGGTCACATAAATCCTGATGGGTGGTGCCGCAAGTTCGAGAGGCGTGAGACTTTGCCTACGGAGAAGTGATGCCGTACAAATCACAAGTCCAGGCTGCTTATTTCAACATCCACAAGAAGGAATTGGAGCGACAGGGCGTTGATGTGAACGAGTGGAATGCAGCCTCGAAAGGCAAATCACTCCCCAAGAAGGTTTTCGCCAAGGCACGTGAAAGGAGCAAGCATGGCTAAGCAGTGGATGCAGAAAGAATCCGAGCGCGAACAACATGCCGGAACCAAAGGCGTGTTCAAACGCGCTGCCCAACGAGCTGGCAAGTCAACTCGTGAGTATGCCGAGGAAAAGAAGAATGCTGGAGGCACGACCGGAAAACGAGCTAGGCTTGCTCTAGCGTTCATGTCCGCGAAACACTAGATGCCCGATAACCAGCCACAATTTGACGCAGAGAAACTCCCCGATTCTTCTCAGGGACAAGACACCGAGGCATCCGAGCCTGTTCCTGGATTGCTTGCGCCCGCGGACGTTTTCCCTGTCGAGCCTGCCGAATTGCTGCCTTCGCACATAAGTACAATCAGGGCTTTGGTGATGAAGGACGCCCAGAGAGAGCAAGCTGCGTGGCGCGAGGAAGTGATTCGCGTATGGGAGGCAAAGCTATTCGACCGCGGCTATCAACGCTTGCTTTGGTCGCGGGGTCAGGGCTGGCAACTTCCTGCAATCGGCACAGGCTATCATCCAAGAGATGCTGGGTCACGCTCCTGCTACCAAGCCAATATCTACAATTCCTACCAGAGGATGCTCACCTCAGCTCTTTCGAGGGAGTTCCCGTCAGTCCGTTTCGAGCCTGACGACGACGAGTCAGATGCCGACATAACCGCATCGGAGATAGCAGAGAAGATCAAGCACGCCATTGAGAGAAGGATTGGAGGGAAGTCATTCATTCAAAGAATCGCCCGTCTGTTTTCAACGGATGGAAGGGTATTGACCTACACCCGATTTGTGAGAGATGCACAAAGGTTTGGGTTTGAGCCAAAGCCCAAAGGAGTCGTACCGGAAGATGAAGAGTCTCAGCCAGTGGCTGGAAGCGCGGAGAATCAAGAGGCTTCTGAAGAGGAACCCTCCAATGGCGGTCAGGAAATGGCTTCTATGGAGGCTCAAAAACCCGCCGGCCAAGAAGTAACCGACATCTACGACGCTCTTGAGACGAAGATGCCGATGAAGGCAAATTGCCTTGCGGAGTGCGATTACGTCCAGATTTCGCGCGAGCATCACATCTCGATAGCAAGAGCCGAGCATCCCGATAAGGCTTCCGAGATTCGCCCCAACATGGCCGGACCTGGAGGCGACCCAATCGCAAGAATCGCAAGAGTGAACGTCGAATTGGGCATGGAGAACAATTTCGTAACCTCCGACACGACCGCGATTGACGTGACCGAGCAAGTGACCTGGTGGAGACCAGGAAGATTCTACGATCCCGACATTGACGAAAAGATGCGGGGAGAGCTTCTTGAACTTTTCCCTGATGGTTGCATGGTTGAATTCGAGGGCGAAACGTTCATCGACGCCTACAATCTCTCGATGGACGATTACCTGGAACTGGCTCATGCCCAAAACGGCGACGGGATGCACAGGGCCGCTTTATGTTCCTGGCTCATCCCCATCCAAAAGGTGCTGAATAACTGGCTCGACCTCGCCAACGATTATTTGGTTCGTGGGGTTCCGCAGAAGTGGATGGATGCGGTCATGTTCAATGCGGAAGCGCTGAAGAATCAGAGCAACGTGGCAGGTCAGATTCACACGTTCAATGCTCCCGAAACTCCGGGAACGCAAGTTGTGGGCCAGTATTACTTCGAGGAGCCTGCGCTTGAGTTTCCCCAACAGCTTGTGCCACTGATTCAGATGTTCAAGGACGATTTGCCTCAACTTCTTACTGGAGCATTTCCTGCCCTGTTTGGTGGAGACACAGGCCAGAACGATACGGCTTCAGGTATTGCGGTACAGAGAGATCAAGCCCTAGGACTTCTTAGCATTCCTTGGAACAACATCAAGAAGATGATGGCGACAATTATGCGCCAGGGAGTGCAAAGTCTGGCTCAATCGACCGATGGGCAGATTCGATTTGGGGGAGCGGAAAGTCTCTTGGTCGAGGCTCAGACCTTGAAGGGCAATATCCTTTGCTTCCCTGAAACGGATGAGAATTTCCCCGAATCGTGGTTTCAGAAACAGGCAAGAATCGGTTTGCTCATCACGGAGGCGATGCAGAATCCGACTCTTGCCGCGATTGCAGACGCTCCCGATAATCTGGAGCTAATCAAGAACGCTCAAGGCTTGGAGGATTTGGTCATTCCCAAACTGCAATCAAGGGACAAACAGCTTGGAGAGATTGACATTCTCCTGCAGACCTCTCCGCAGCCGAATCCGCAATTCTTGCAGGTCCAGAAGCTATTGCAGGCAGCCCAGATTGCCGCTCAGACGAATCCGCAGATAGCCCAAGGCGCTCAACAGGCCGCTCAGGAATTGCAGGCTATTCCTCAACTTATTTCTTCGGTCGAGATCGACCCTGATTTTGACGACCATGCAACGGAACTTGCAACATGTGTTTCATGGATGATGAGTCCCAAGGGAAGGTCCTATAAGAACGGTACGGCTGAGGAAAAAGCTGGATACGAGAATGTCAGACTACACGCTTTGGAACACAAGCAGGAAGCCGCAAAGATTCAACAGCAACAGCAGTTGCCAGGGAAACCTCCGAACATCACGATGAACGCGAAGGATTTGCCGCCAGTCGAAGCGGCGGAAGCGGCACAGAAAGCTGGATTGAAGTCGGCCAATCCCCAGGACTTCGTAGGTGAAAGCATTTTGCAAGCGACAGAGAAACACCCAGGAGCGATTCAATGATTGAAGACTCAATGCCAGGATTGGTCGAAGAAGCTCCGGTTGAAACTCCCGTCGAGACGGACGTTGTAGAAAGTCCCGTTGAAACCGACGTTCCAACTGAGTCGCAGGAACAGACTCAAGAAAAACCTTGGGAAGGCGGAAAACCTTCCAAGACTTCGCTCGACAAGGTTTTCAAGGGAATCGAGGACAAAAGACTTGCCGAGCATTTGAGGGGCCGGTATTTCAAGGCCCAGGATTACGAGCAAGTCTATCCGAGCGTCCAAGAGGCCCGTGACGCCAAGGAAACTCTTGAAATCTACGGAGGGTCAGAAGGCATCGAGGCAATCAAGGCAGAAAGCCAAGAGTTTGCCGCGACTCTCGCGCAACTCGATGCGGGCGATCCCGCCGCTCTTAGACAACTTGCGTCAGAGAATCCAGAAGCCATTCTCAATCTTGCCGGACCAGGTCTTGATCTTGTTCGTTCCATCAATCCACAGGCTTACAGCGCAATCGTTTCAGACTCCTTCTCAA